TGCTGAAAAATATGCGGAATCTGTATCACCATATATTATTGCTTTTCCTACATGGTCATATTCACCTGTTATCACTTCATTGACCTTACTTGCCATATGTTTTGCAATTTGTCTGCCTGTGAGTGTTGTAGATTGTCCTATACGTTTATCAAAAAATCTACATCCTGGATTTAATATTGCTCCATACAAACTGTTTAAATTAATTTTTTTAACAAGTTGTCTTTTGTCCCAAAATTCTTCTTCTGCTTTGTTGCCAGCATTGACGGCTTTTTTCTTCATGCTTTGCATATCTTGTCTTTCTGTGTACCAACGTTTAAGCAGTCCTGGAATGACTCCTTCAAATTCACTTGTGAAGATTGTTCCATTTGCACTCAATATAAGTGGATTGTTGCTGTCAAAAATCATTTTGTAAACCTCTGCACCACTCTTGCTTTCGGAAGTTCCATCTTCCCAGTCAACTGTGACAACAGCATCTCTTCTTTGTTGCATCACATATTCATACTCCAATGAACCAAAGTGATTCTCCCATGCACCAGCAAATGATTTTTTCTGAAGTGTCATTTGTTCTTCAACCATAGCATCTGTATCTAAAGGTCTCAACTGACCAACCACACACTCTGGAGCCATATTCAATGCTCTAATCACAGAAGGATACAGTGAATTTAAGTCCATAGAACCTATCCACTTATGATATCCTTTTTTAGGAAATGCCACATATGCACCTGCGGCAGTTGTACTGCCTGCCATATCTCTTTTAGGTCTATTAGGAACTTGCAGTCCTCTTCTGTGTGCTTCATTTATAATTGCTTGTTCTGTAACTGCAACTGCACCTAGTGTTGTTTGCAGTAGCACAGTGTTTGCGTGTGCCAATTCATTTGTTAAATCAATAAACTTTAGTTTCTTATCAAGTTTATCAAGCAGTGCAACGTCTTGTCTGTTGTATTCAATAAATTTTCTAAAATCTTGATTGTAGAGTTGATCCAGAGACCCTTCATACACAGTCTTTGTTTCTCCCAATTCATGTTCACCAATTGCATCTAGTCTATAACTGTGTCGTTCTTCATATGTGTATTTTCTGTAAAGTTCTAAACTATCTACGTGAACACGTCCAACTAGGTCATATGTTTCTTGTTCTCTGCCATATCTTTCAAAAGTTCTTTTCTTAGGCAGTTGTTTCCATAAACAAAATCTTCTTGTATCATCTTTGCTCAACACCTTGCTAATTCTGTTTATTATGTATGGCAAGTCATAACCTTCTGAATTCCATCCGCTTAAAACATCTACATCTTCAATTAAATTTAAAAACTGTTTAAGCATATCTGCTTCTGTTTCGCAAATGAATACGTTTTCAAAACCTTCAACTAAATGTTTTGCTTGAGTAACACTCATTCCTTTTGGCGGAACAGCAAGTGTCACGAGAGAATTCATCCATTGTAGACTGACTGATATTGCTGTGATTGGCATGAAAGGGTCACTAGGCAAACTGAATCCTTTTTCTGGATCAAAGTCTGCTTCAATATCAAAGAATGCAATTTTTAAATCAGGTGCATCTTGATTGATATAATTTGTGCTCAAACACTGATACACAGGATTAATATCCGATTCAAATAAATTTTTATTCCTGTTTATTGCTAGTTCTTTGTGAAAGTCTTTTGTGTTTTTACAAACAATTCTGTGTAATGGTTTTCCTGTTGTGCTTTTGTATTTTCCTTTTGGATCTTCATAGAAAAATGTATATCTAACTGGAAATTCTTTAAAAACTCTTTTGCCGTCTTTTCGCTCAACAACTCTTATTGTGTCTGCATTTCTATCGAAAAAACCATCTATGTAACTCATTTATTCTCCTAATGTCATTTGTGGCTGACAAAATACCAACAATCAATTGTGGCTGATTAAACCTTACCTTATATAATATAACAGTATACCTCCGAAACCCATTGCTGTCAATACTAAATTTGTAACAATGAGTGCCGGTTCTTTCCAAAGGAAAGACACTATTAACCAAACAACGCCTCCAAATGCCAAAAGTAAAGGACCTATAGGATATAACTCTGGAAATCCTGCATTTACAAATGTGCCTATAATCAATATTGCTGTTGCCAGCCATTTCAATGTGTTGCCTGTTTTTACTTGTTCCATACCAATAATGTTTTGCCTATTACTTTTGATTTACAACCTTTAAACTTATCTATGTTATTTAGAAAAAATTCTTCAAGTGCAGAAAAACTTGGAAAGGTGTATTTGTGCATAACACCTGCTTTTGAATTAAACTTAACGTGATTCATACTTGTCAAATACTCTGTTGATTACATTATTCACTCTTACAAAGTGAGCCGCTTTAGGCATATCTTTAATACGTCTTGCACCGATGTATGTGCAAGTGCTTCTAACTCCACCCAATATTTGTTCAACAGTATCTTTAACAGGTCCTTTATCATCTAGTGTAACTGTTTTGCCTTCTACGCCTCTGTACCCATCTTTTCTTTGTCCATGTGTGTCTAATGCAGATTGCGATGCCATACCATAAAAAATCCTTTTGCCATCTTTAAGTTCTAGTTCTGATTCATTGTGTCCTGCTAACATTCCTCCTAGCATTACAAAATGTGCACCACCGCCTAATGCTTTAGCAACGTCACCTGGTTGAGTGCAACCACCATCTGCAATGATGTGTCCGCCAACACCATTTGCGGCATCTGAACATTCCATGATTGCTGAAAATTGAGGAACACCAACTCCTGTTTGTGTTCTTGTGGTACACACACTGCCTGGACCAATTCCAACTTTTACTATATCAGCACCTTTAATAATTAATTCTTCTGTCATGTTAGGAGTCACAACATTGCCAGCAATGATAACTTTTTCTGGATATTCTTCTCTAATTTTTGTTACAAAGTCTACAAATGATTCATGGTATGCATTGGCAACGTCAATAGTAATACAAGGTATATCAGGAAATGCAGACATCACTTGTTTTAGTGTTTGATAATCTGTAGCACCTTCGTCCCATATTGCTCCAGTGCCTACACAGGCAGAAACATACTTAAATTTTAATCCTGTGCCTGCCGCCTGTTTCCAATCATCTAGTGTATAATGCTTTCTAATTACTGTTAGCATTTTGTATTCTTGTAGCACTCTTGCCATAGAAAATGTGCCAACACCATCCATATTACTTGCCATAATAGGAACATATGATAATTCTTTCCCACTGTTTCTAAATTTAAACTTTCTTAAAATGTCTACGTCACGTCTAGAACTTAAAGTGGATCTTTTAGGATGTAGTAACACATCTGAATAATCTAAATGTATGTTATGATCTATTCGCATTATCTTAAATATTTCTTTTTATACCAGTGATAGAACTTTCTGTCCTGGAAAAACTTCGCAACATCTGAAGCAGGCACTTGATCACTTCTGATACAATCTGCTAAATCTTGCCATTCTTGCAACTGCTTTTCCAATCTATTCTGTTCTCCCGACAGTACTTTAATCAGTTTCTTTTTACTGAGTATTGTTGTCATTTGCAGATACATCAATGCCCACCATTGTGTTCATCTCAGCACTTGTAGTTGTGTTCAAATATTTTACCATGTTGTCAGGAGTTGATTCTATATATGGATCATCATCTGTGCCTTCATTGTTTATGCCAGGCTCTTGCCACCATTTTTCTATTGTGTTGTCTTTGATCACACACATATATCTCCAACTTCTATTTCCAAAACCTAAATGGTTCTTACCAATCAGCATACCCATAAATCTTGTAAAGTTACCAGATCCATCTGGAATCATTTTTACTTTTTCAATGTTCATATGATTTGCCCATGCGTTCATCACAAATGAATCATTTACTGATACGCAATATATTTCATCTATTCCCATGTTTTTAATATTTTCATATTCTTTTTCAAAACCTGGAAGTTGTTGTGATGAGCAAGTTGGAGTAAATGCTCCTGGTAAACTAAACAATACAACTCTCTTACCTTTGAAAAAGTCGTCAGTAGTTTTGTTAATCCATTGTCCACCAATTGCACATCCACCATCAGTTTCAACCTCATCACCTATTCTTACTCTAAAGGTTACCTTTGGAATCTTAAGATCTCTTTTCATTTCTTCTCCTCAATTTTTGCACCAAAAAAATCATCTGCATTAATGGCCCTATCATCTATCCAGACATCATAAACTGGCTTTTTCATTGTAATGGACGTGTGTTTTGCATTCCATTGTTTCAATTGTTTGTGTGTTAGTTCAGTCCAGTCTATTCCTGAATTTCCACCTCTTGCTGTCCAATAATGTATTTCATGTCCATTATCAAACAGTTCATTAAGTTTTGCTATGCGAACATGGTCTGGTTTACTGTCCTCATAGTTACTGTTTTCATTGTAACAAATTGTATTGTCAATGTCAACCATATACTTCATTGCTGTACCAAAATTGGTTATTTGTCTCTACCAACTGCAATAATTAAATTTTCTAGTGAATCAAAATCGTCTGAATATTTGTGCCATTCACCTTTGTGGGCAATTTTAATTGCTTTATTAATCAGTGCTGGTTTTATTTCTAACTCTTCTGCTACTGCTTTCACAGTGTCTTTTAATCCAGTGTTTAAATCTTCTACTTCAGAAAGCACGTTTGCACCTTCATCAATAATTCTTTTTAATTTTGCTTGTTCTTCTGGACCGTATGTTCTGCCTGCCATTTTAATCTCCTATTAATTAAGTCTACATTATACTTAATTTTTTTAGGAATGTCAAACTTATTTTATGAGTGGACTGTCTTTTTCTTCGTAGAAATATTCGTTGGAATCACCAAAAGTAACACTGCTTTCGTTTTCACAAAAGAATTCTTTGGTGCTGACTTGGAAGTCTGGACGTTTAAGTTCTGATGGAGTAAGTGATTGTTCATACCATAGCATTCTATTGTTTGGCTGTGCAAAGTATTGACCATTTATCAATCTACCAAAATTATGTTGTTTGTGTTCACTTGGTACTTCTGATACTCCTGTGTTCACAGTGTTTGGATCACCATGACAAGCATCTATTGTGAAAAGATATTCACCTTTCATTTTGCCACCGCCTTTTAACATGATTTCAACATCACAATTCTTAAGCATGGATTTTGTCCATACTTGTATGTTTGAACTGAATGAATCCCATAGTTCTAGTGTGCCTAGTGGTAATTGTTCTTCTTCTTTGATGTCTTTACGCCAAACAAATGCTGATAAAGGAAACTTGTCAAAACAAGCACCATACTCTGGTAGGTATGCTTCAAACATTAGGGCTCTGCCTTGTACAGATTTTACAGCAAGAATTACTGCTTCTACAAATTCGCCGTGGCCTCTTTCAAGGTCGTGTAAGTATTCTTTACGAACCCAACATTTTGTATATGGAATATTTGCAACAAAATTCAAGACACAACCTCCCCCTTGT